GCATTAGCCGTTCCTTGGTAATTTGACCCGTTTCCGAGATTAAAGCCCACATACAGCCCAATACCATTCGTTGCGCCAACCCAAGTCCCGCTTGTTGAGCCATCAACAGTTACGCTGATCTTTGTCCATGTATTTGCTGAAGAAACAGTAAATGTAAACGGGTACGCATTTACAAGAGAACTGTTTCCTAAAAATCCAGAATGCGTTCCAGTAACGCTTGTATACACCCAAAAGGACAGCGTGACCGTAGATGCGCCAGAAGCCCCAAATCCTAAATCCGAAGTATTAAAACCTTCAATAGGTTGGGCAAGAATATTGTAGTCTGATGCGCCTACTGAATATCCAGTGTTTACTGAAACACCCAAATAATTTTTAAAACCAGATGGCGGTGTTACAGAATCTTTGTTTTGTTGACTGTTAAATCGGCTTGAGTTATTTGAATAGACTTCCCAACGATCAACTGTGTACACCCATCCAGAAGCCAAGTTGTTTTGTGCAGCACCAGCATTCCTCTGGTCAATCGCCATGTTACCATTAATAATCTTGTTCTTACCTACTACGTTATTAGCATTAGGCGTAACTCCATTGATGCTTGTTGTGTTACCAGCATTAGCATCTGTAATTGCATTGACTGCGATTGTACTCATAGTTATCCGATCATATATCCCATAAATGTACTAGTGCTAACTACATTCCAATTTGTATCCGATGACGTATAAACGCTAGCATTAAAATAATCTGATGTTGTCATTTCTGCCATTAAATGCCCAGATATAAAATCATAAGTGCCGTTTGGACTTTGAACAATACTATAACTTTCAGCAGAACCACTTGTAGAGTCATTTTTTCTAACAGTTAAAGTAATATAACCAGAACCTATAAGGTCAACCCTAAGAACACAATGAACTATATATAATCCAGCAACAGGAGGATAAAATTTTCCATCAGTTACCGTAAATCCATTATTAAATAAATTTTGAGAAGCGGCGGAATAAGCATTCCATAAAATAGTTGTATGTGTAGCGGAAGCTGTAATATTTTGTGTACTAAGACTACTTCTAAATGACGGAACATTTGGTCTAGTTACATAACCATTAGAGTCAATATTTAAAGAGTTTGCTGGGGCAGAAGAATCTACATTGACCGCTCCGCTACTCGTTAATATTTCGCCAGCCTGATCAGGTAACGTCAGCGTCCTATTTGTGTCGCTATTAGGGGCAGCAATGGTAAAGTCACCTGTCCCACTAGCATTGCCCTGAATAACAACTCTACTCATTACATATTCTCCACAACATTACGCAACTCTACTTCATTAATAGCAGCATCGATGTCAGTCTGAACTGTTTCGTACTTAGTCCTGATAGCAGCCCTAGCAGTCTCAGCAGCGTCAGCATCAGCGCCAGGGATTTGCTTAGATATAATGTCATCGTGTGGCTTAAACTCTTCCTCACGGTTAGCTCTACGCATCTCATGTGCAATAGTCTTTGCTTTAGTTAAGTTAGTTGTGATCGGCATTATGAATACTCCCAAGCATTTCTAAAAGTTCTATCACTGGGGATGTCAGCTACGTCTACAATCTGATATGCTTTGCCAGTAGGTACATCCTTCTCTGCGATCTGTTCTATTGTTAATCCACAGTTAGGAGCAGGTACTATGACTGCAACTCCTCCGTCATCTGTGGGATATATAATTCTTTTATCCATTATTGCTCCTTATCTATGGATTGTTACAAAAACATAAGGCTCATCTTCTACAGTACTACCTGAGTAGTAATTAACACCTGTTTGAATACTAACTGCTGTGGTACTAGGAACGTTAAGATAAGTTGAAATTTGACCTGTTCTATTGATTGCAGAAACACCAGAATAACCACTGGCAACAGATATAACTGTAGAATAATTTGCATCCGGCATAGCATTAATAAAATTAATATTGTACTCACCAGTCCCAATATCAGTAATGCTATTTACATTAAATGAATTTCTAATAGCTACAGTACCAGTACCATTAAAGTTAACCCAAGCCTTTGCAGATCCGTTAATCACATTAGTGACCGCAGTAGACTCTGTGTCTAACTCGTCAGCTATTGTTGTTGTCTTTACTTTTCCTGTTTTAAGTGTACTCATTTGGTTTACCTAAAAACTGCTACGTTCACATTATCAGAATCCTCTGCTGCACTGGCATAAGGATTACGGAGATAGATAATAATAGACCCAGTAGTTGGAGAGCGTGAAGTGCCTACTGTATTTGGATACGCTTCATTATCAGGGCTTTTCCTAGAAGTAGTGGCAATTGGAGCATAATTTACATCCGGCATTGCAGTAGTAAAGTTAACTGTGTAGTTACCAGTTCCATTGTCAGTAATACTACTCACATTCCCAGATGCTCTGATTGCTACAGTGCCAGTACCATTGAAGTTAACCCACGCCTTGCAAGTATAGACTTCTACGTTGCCAGTGGTCTTGATTGTGTCTACCTTAACTGTACTCATGGCTTAGGATTCTCCGTCTTAACAGCCTCAATAGCGTCCTTCCAAGTAGTTGTACCATTCACACTATCCCAGTACTGCATATCTAACTGTTCTTGGATTGATGGATAAGCAGTTGCTCGTTTATCTTGATATGCTTTAGAATCCATTAACGCTTGTGCTGCATCCATGTCATATTCAACAACATTATCGTTTGCGTCATAACCTACTCTGTCAATAAGTTTAACAATAGAAGGATTTAATTGAAGAATAGCCTCTTGAATAATCATTGTGCTATCTCCATTAAAGTTATCATTGATGTGCTGTTTCCTTGCTGGACAATATAATATGCAGAGTTTTCTGCATTCTTACACGTTGTTTTATAAGTAACAGCAGAAGTAGTTGATGGGGAGTCGTACCATTGAAAAGATGTACTATGTCTTAAATAAGTAGCTGCTGCTGTATAACCAACACCATCAGCACCAACAACTAATTCTGTAGAATCTCGATACAATTTAAATATCCCTCTATTACCACTATTTGCATTACCTTTTTGATTAGTCGGATGATTTACTAAAATCAAAATTTTACTAGAAGTGCTAGAAGGAGTAATCGTTGCAGTTAACGTAGTATCTGTTTCTGTATTATTATTTAACGTAACTTCTGTTGTTGTCGTAGCATGAACAACTTGCAACACTCTGTTATTAGTAACACCAGAAGTAGTTGCAATCGTGTCAACTTTTAACGTACTCATAAGATCACCCAGTTCCCACCGCTTGTCACAGTCACTGTAACGCCACTACTAATCTCTATGTCACCAATGCTTGCAGCGTTCTTAGTTGCAGCAATAGTGTAGTCAGCGTCTATGCTTTGTTCGTTCTCTATAAAGTTAGGAAACTGTATTCCTGATGATCCGTTAATTACAACTGCCATATATTCACCTATGCCGCTAGTTTAGTCCAAATTTCAGAATTTGTAGATTGCTTTGTCCATGTCTCGCTGTTCACACTTACCGAACTCCACGTCTCACTATTGGTGTCGAGAACACTCCAAGTTTCTGCATTTCCAGACACTTCCGACCACGACTCAGCGTTGACCGCCTCATCTTCCCATTTTCGTCTTGCGTCAATTGTGATTGTCGAAACTGAACTCGATACGCAACTTCGCTCGCGAACGCGCTCCATGTCTGCCGCAGTCGTAGCACTTGCGGATATTGCTGAATCTGCTTCAACAACCGTTTCAAAACTTGCCGTCGCGCTTGATGATGCAGATATGCTTGCGCTGAACAGCTTGATGCGCTCACCGTCTGACGTAACAGACGCGCTCGCAGATACCGTTGCCTCAGTTTGCCGCTTCCTAATGTAAACAACTGCAATAACTGTATCGCCAGCTGCGAGTGATCCAGACTCCCGTAATCGTGTTGAATCGCAAGTGTTAATCGCTGCACAAGTCGCGCTCGATGTTGAGTCAACGACCGTAACAAAACTGGCACTTGTCGTTGACGCCGCATTAATCGTTGCGGATGCATCAATATAATTCTTGCCAGCATCTGCCGCTGAAAAGGATTGTTCACTAAATGCGCCTACACTAAACATTTAGACCACTTTCCAACTAGATCCTGACGGCACAGTGACGCTAACGCCAGAATTTACAGTTAATGGGCCAGCAGATATTGCGTTGTTTCCACTGGTAATCGTGTAATTTGATGCAATCGTATGCGTATGCTCAAATATGGCGCCAGAGATAATGCCGCCAACAGACGTTAAGTCTGCCGGAACGTTTACATCATCATTTGAGTCGGCGTATATCGACTTTTCCGCAGGATAAGTAACAAATACATCTTTTGTCCCAGCGCCAAGATTTAATGCGCTGCCAGAGTTTGATGACTCTAATATCGTTGTGCGGCTTAAAGTCGTGCCAGAGGCCGTATAAGTACCTAGCCCAACCTCGTAGTCGTTGCCTGACACAATTGCATAATATGTCGTGTTGCCATCGCCAACGGCGGCAAAAGACTGAAAGCCGTCTGCAGCGCCGTCAAGCGTTAACGTGCCAGTTCCGGTTGTCGTGCTGGTTTCTTTGACTCGATCTTTTACAACTAAAGCCATATTAGTCCTTAATCAAGCGTGATATCTAAGTCTCCAGCTGGTACACGAAACACGTCGCCAGTCTCAATAGCCTTGGATGTCGTTAGTGACGCATAAGCAATTAAATTACCAGCGCTAGATGCGTCGTAAATGCCAACGTGACTTACTGTGCCGTAGTTTGCAGTCGCTGTAGGAAACTCAACTGCCGCGTCAGTCGTCGCAGTGTTGCCAGATACGCTAAATGTTACGGCCTGTCGAGCATATGCCGTGCCAGATGTCGTGACCTCAGTTCCACTGCCATCCTCGTCTGGATTGCTTGTAAAAAGCGCCAAATATAATGTTGACGGCGCAGTGTACGCGCTGTTTGTAAAGACATGATCTAACAGCTCAGTCTCTAAATAGTTGGAGAAACTCATCCTAATCCTCTCACTTTAAGTTTTAATCCAGATCCAGAATGTCTAGATCGGTCTGATGATTCGTTTAATCGTGCAACCGCCGCTGAATACAACTGCGCCCAAACTGTGATCCGTGCATCTTCCTGCAAGTATGGCGCAGAATGCATTAGCGATCCATATAAATATACATCTGGCGAGTCGTCTAGCAGCCAGTTGTCACTGTTTGACGCCAAATCAGGTACTTTAGCAAAGTACAACAGCTCCAGCGTGTAGTCCGCATCTGGCGTCGGATAGAAGTTAAACTGCCCATCTGCATGAGTGTAATACTCAGGCCGACCAGCCATATCCTCAGCGCCAGCACGTTTATCTGCCATAGCGTCTCGAGATATTAAATTAACAACGGTTGTGCCAGTGCCTTGTATGCTCATACGGATCGTTTCCATCCAATCGGCTGGCACTTGCGAGTATTGATCACCGGCATCTATCGTTGCAGTTGATCGAGTCTCCATCTTGTAGTGCCGAATATCGCGATTGATCTGCGACTCCGCCAGCTGAATGAACGTCGGTATAACTGCCGTTAAATCGCTGCGATTAAGATAATCGGCGACTGTCGATTGTAATGTGCTGTAGTTTGTTATTGTCATTTCTTTTTCCGTCTTTCTTTGTCGGTTTCATCAAATAGACTACCTTCGCCATACCTTCTGCCTAAACTCATTATTTCCTCAGCAGACATTTCTGGAGTAATTCCTTGCTCATCGTAATACCGATATGCGGCAGCATTGTTTTGCATATCTCTTAACATATCCCCATATCTTTGCATAACAGTAAAATCAGATCCGTTTTTTAAACCGTCATATATATGTTTAATAGTTTGAGCGCCTTCATATAGACCGCCAACTAAATTAGCTGTCAATTGATTGGCCTCTGGAAATCTTTGCCTTGCCAATAATCCAGTGGAAAATCCTTGCGCCCTATCGTAAGGCGTATCGTACATTGATGCATAACCTTTTGCGCCCATTTGGGCCTCTAAGGCATCTTTCATTCTTTTTTGCTCGTCAAGATATTCTCTAAATCTGTCAACGTAACCAAATAAAGCGCTCATTTTAAACTCCTAACAAGCCAAATTGCTTGCTTGGCTGTCTGTTTTCTTTTTCTGTTGACAACAATCCACCGCCAACTGGTGCGACTGGCGCGGCACTAAACAATGGCTGGCCTGCCTTAGTTCCTGACTTCATCTCTGGAGTAATGTCCATATACATGACGTCATCTCCATTGTCCAGCTTGCCCATGTAAACTTTAGACTTAAACTTTTTGGCAATTTTTTTCATTGAGTCAATGTAGGCTTTGTCATAATAATGCTTAAATCCATCATAGCCATATTCAATGTCTGAGCCATCTTCGTTTTTTACAACTCTAATTTCAGAATCGTCTACTGGCGCGTTTCTAATTCTGTTAGCTAACTTTTTGCCAAAAATATCTTCTAATGTTTGATAGTTAGATGAATAAGCATTTAAGAAAACAGTCTCTTCATCCACAGGGCCAAAATATGTGTTGTAACCGGGGAAAGTAACAGAATCGGTTTTTTCATCATATTTTATTGAGGGAGTTGTTTGATACTTACCGTATCTTTTCGCCTGAGTTCTTGCATTTGTCAATGCAATTCTGTCGTATCCCTCGTCCGAAGCAATTTTTGCCGCTCTTTTAAGTGCTACGCTATACCACTCATCCTTAAATGGTGCGTCTGGAACGCTGCCATATGAAATCAGTTTATTTTTTAATTCTAAAAGCTTTTCGTTTAAGGGATTTAAAAGTTTTTCTAAACCATCTTTACGTTCTCTATGGGCCTGATAAGTTACCAGTGGATTTTTCTTATCCCAATCACTTATAAACTCTTCTTTCGCGTAAATAATTTCTTCTCTTAAATCCTGATATTCTTTTTCAGCGGCTCGCATCCCTTCAAAATCTGTAATGTATTCAGGATTTGTATACTTTCCTTGGTCATCTGGCTTTCCTCTTCCTGCTTGATGCCAATCCGATTGTATTTCATCTAACAATAATACTTTTTTACCATCATCAGATTTATGATCAGCCGTCCTCATATGGGCTAATACGTTGTTAACACGTGGATAATGAGAAGTTTGATAAACTTCTTGTGTCGCATCATCTGGCAAGGTAAACACAATTTCTTTTAAATTATCGCCACCTTTAGTAATGTAATCGTCATGTTGAGGCAATCCGCCGCTTAAAAATTCACGATAAAAATACTGTGCGTTTTCCAGTTCATATCCATCAATTTCTGGATCTAATTCATTTATATATTCCTCAAATTCATAATCTTCCGTAAATCCATAAGGATTGTCTTGATACCTTACCTCTTGAACATCAACTCTGTTATCCCTTATGTATCTTTGAACTTCTTCTGCTGTTACGTTTTTCTTGCCTTTTAAAAACTCATCAAGCCCAATCCATTTTATTTCGCTGTCTTTAATGTTAGGAGTTTTTCTTATATCGTTTAAAAATGATTGCCCAGATCCAGACTTACGATTTAAGTTCATGGCTGCGTTCTCAACTGCGGAATAAAATCCCATAGCGTTAACGTTCGGCCCTGTTGGGCCGCTTGGCGCAACTTGAGGCGATAGACCAAGCCTTTGCGATGCGCTATCTGCCATATCTACAAATTTTTCTCCAGCAGCCTTCAGGCCCGGCTTACTAGCCCGTAACAATCCGCCTACTGTAAATCCTGCGCCAATAGCGCCTGTCCCTAAGTCAAACATTTCTTCGCCAGTTAAGTTAGCACCTGCATCACCATAAGATATTTTATCTAGCGCTTCTGGAATTTGACCAGTAATCACTTCGCCAAGAATTGATGGGGATGTTGTTATTGGCGCATACTTTCCTTGAGCGCCTGCAATCTCTGCGCCTAAACCAGTTCCGAGAAACTCTTTTGCAAATTCTGCAACGTTAGGCATTTCGCTAAAATAATCCTTAACACTAAAAAGAGCATCTGCCAACGCGCCTGCAATTGGCCCTCGAGGGCTTTCTGACAATCTGTCGTTGGCGCCGGGCGTTGGATTTAACATTGAGTCAATGTTATCTTGCATCGTCCTTTTCATTGGATCAAATGTTTCCAACGGCGTTCCAACTTTGTACGCCCCCTCAGCAAATGCAAGCGCGGATTCTTTATCTTTCATTTGCAACATATTATTAGTTGCTATGGCGTTCCTCATTGCAGCCATGTTATCTGGATCGCCATTTGGCAATACAAATTCTTTCAGCTCGCCGTTTGGCATCATCTGAATGGTTGGGAACACATACCAGTTGCCATTATCGCTTTGCTCTGCTGCCATGCGGTGAGTAGATATTGAACCGTCACCATTTAAAATAAACTTGTGATTCTGAGGATTATAAATTCTATCTATAAATTCTGGGGCTGCTGCCGATGCGGATCCTGCAATTCCAGCGCCGCCAATGACGCCTGCTTTTTCTAAGTTTTTAAGGGCTTTGTCCGAAATCCGACCGCCGACAATATTTAATTGCAATGAATATGCATCAGCATTAGTTAAATTATTTCGATCTACATCTCTTTTATATTCTGCAAATCCAGCTTTGGCCTTTTGGTCTGGCATTAAATCAAAAGTAGTGACGTCTTTTTCTTTTAAAGTGCCAATGCCCTCGCCGGTCGTAGCAGTTGTGTAAGTTGGATTATTTGCATTACGAGTTCCTTGCCCAGTCATTTGACCAACATTTTGCAATCTTAATGATGGGGCATCTAATTGTTCTGGCTCGGTAATAATAGCCCTAGCCTCAGCTGTAGACAATGTGCCGAATCTATTGGTGTTTGCAACATTGCCAAACTTGTTTACAAACTCAACTTTTTTAGCTCCGGGCAAACCTCTAAATTGCTGAATAGATTTTGGATCGTCAAGACCAGCCCAGTCAGGTACAAAATTATCTTTTATATATTTATTTACCTGCGCCTTGCCTTGTTTGCCAAGCAATGACTGCGCATAACTTAACATGACCTCGCCCGGCATCGTTGACTGATCAGCAGATCCCATTCCCATACGGTAAGGCAGCATTACAGGATATTCGCCATATAATCTTTTTAACTCATTTGCAAAAGCATCCATTGCCTCTGCTTCTTTTCGTGCATTTGCCCAAACTAGGCCGGGGTTGTTAAACATGAATCCCTGACCGCCAGTTAACTCTACCGGCATATTTAATTCGGTGTCATTTACACGAGTAACTTTTCGCGCCGCAGCGGATCTATCAGCCATCCCACTCATAAATGGCTTGCCCTCTAAATCAACAATGCTCATCTCTGGATGTGGGCCAACGTCTCCGGTCGGCTCAGTTCTAAACAAAAGCCCTCGTATTTTTTCTTCTTCTTGTGCGCGTTGTAAAACTTGGGGATTTACGCGCTGCCCCATCATCCTTAAAATGCCGCCCTTAGGAACTATAACTGCCACTACGCTATCCCTCGCAAGTTACGCCTGATTGGATCGCCCCAGCTCGATGCCTGATTCTGGTATCCAATTGCCAAGTAGCGCATTGCGTCTGCGCCATGTGATGTCCAGTCATGCCGAGGCCTGCCTCGCCACGTTCTGCCCTTTTCGTCAAAGTCTCGTTGGTATTGCCGCAATGCCTCGATGCCTCGATTGCACTTAGTCTCGTCGAACCAGCATCGTCCGAGCATGGATCGCACTGCCTGTATTCCATCATCGACCATTAGCTTTGGTGCTATTGTCACGGGCCTTATCCCTAGCGAATCCAACGTTTCGAGCCGAGACTTGCCAGTTCCCAGCTCTTTGACCTGCACGTCATGCGGTAGGACGTGCGACTCATAAACATAATCCTTGTCTTGCAACACTTTGGCGTAATGATCAAGTCCAACGCCAGAGCTTTCGTAGTAGTCGATCAGCCTAACCTCGGCTCCAACGTGTTGCGCGAACCAGATCGAGGTCGAATCCCCGATGCCTAAATCCCACGCTGTAACGACTCCAACGGCTCTATCATATGGAACTGCGGCAATTCGTCCAGTATTTGTTACTTCCTTCATCTCGGTGCCATAATAAGCGCCAGCGATTGCAGCCTCGAAGCTGCACTCAAACTCCTGCTCGTATCGATCCTCGCCCATTGTCTTAAGCGCGGCGTCCAGCTCCTCGCTCGGCAATATGCCAGTGTCACTTGCCTTATGCACCGCCGAGTACCACGTCGGATCATTGCGCGATGCGTCAAATATCTGCCAGAATTCGTTCTTACCTTTGGGAGTACCAATAAACGTTGCGCGGCCTTGTCGATCTGCGATCGCTGGTCGAATAACTGTTGACCATGCGTTCGCCGGAAAGTCAGCCGGCTCATCCATTACCACCGCATCAAAATATAGCCCTCTCATCGAGTCTGCTGTCTCGGCGCCAAACAATCGTATGCGAGCGCCATTGGGAAAATCAATGCGCAATTCAGCTTCATTGACCTTAATGCCCGGTATCTTATATGTGAACTCCTTGCAATAATCCCACGCCACCGCCTTGGCCTGCCGATAGCTCGGCGCAATGTACGCCACTCGGACGTTAGGCCGGTCAATCGTAAGCGCATCTCGGATCAAATCATTAATCGCAGCGACAGTCTTGCCGCACCGCCGATGCGCCACCAAACAGGCAAATCTACTCGTTCTATCGTGAAACGGAACCATGACATCCCGAGGCGTATACGGTATCGTTATCTCAGGCATACCATCCTAAAAAGTCCGTCAACATTGCAAACGTCGTCAGTACACAGCCAGCCACCATCAATAATAAAAACTTATCCCAATTACTCATCGTCTTTTCCCTTCCATTTGATGACCAGCGGCCCACCAGACTCGCCAGTGTGTTCGAGCTGCTGTTTCTCGCCATAACGTTTGGGCAATAGCTTACTCGCCACCCATTTGTGCGCGTCGACCTTCAATCGCGCCACGTTGTATGTCTCAGGCGTCGCATCGTAGGCTATCTCGAGGATGTCCTCTGCGGCAAACTCTTGACACGCATTCTTCGCTCGCGCGTATTTGTCGCGTATCGAGTCGTGTTTGTACATCCACCGATAGAATGTGGACTTATCTGGCGCCCAGCTCTCGGTCTTGCAAATGCGATTCAATGATCGACCAGATGCAATCTCCTCGCAGATTCGATCCACCAACTCATCGGTATAATCAGTTGGCCTTCCAATTTTTACTTCTTCAATCATCTAAAACTCCATCAATTTGTTACGGACAATTATACGCGCAGAAATTCGGAATGGAACCTGTCTATTCTAGACAGGGTTCCGTTTCATTCCGTTTTCTACATCTGCCCAGAATCATTC